AGAGCAGACCCCCGGCCGACCGGAACAGGGGGCCAGGGCCAAGGCGGTCGGACGAGCCCGCTCCTTCCTCGGCGTGACGGAAAACCCCAGCGGCTCAAACAAGGGCAGTCCCCAGCCGAGTGGATGGCAGAAGCGCGTCATCGGCTCGGACGGCTATGCCTGGTGCGCCTGCTTCACCACGTGCATGGCCTGGGACGCCGGGGTCGTCGGCGGATCCAGCGCTGGGGTTGTAGTCTGCATGGACATGGCGCAGAAGGGCAAGGGCATGTTCCGGGGCTACACGACGGACCCATCACGGGTTCATCGCGGGGACTTCGTCATCATCGGGTGCAAGTCATGCCACATCGAGCTAGTCGAGGAGACACCCGGCAACAACACGACGATCAAGACCATCGGGGGCAACACGAGCCCCGGCTCCGGCGGCAGCCAGTACAACGGAGGCGGTGTCTTCAGAAGAAACCGTGCCCGGCATGAATGGATCGGATTCTGCCTAGTGGACTACCCAGACTGATGAGCGAACAAAACGAAATCGGCAATGACGAGCTTCTCAAGGCGAAGGAGGCATGGGACAAGGTCCAGCAGCAGGTTGACCTAGACGAAGCCGCCGTGGTCGAAGAGGACCGCAAGGTGGAGCTGAACGAGATGGACAAAGGAGAGCCGGAATGACAGAGACACCAGAACGCCCTGCCGGTGTGGACGAGGGCCACATGGAGCAGGTGGAGGCCAAGCGCGAGCAGGACGAGCAGGAGGCCGCTGACCGCGAGGAGCTGGCGAAGGACGAGCCCGTCGTTCCATTCCAGGGCGACCCGGAGCCCGCTCCGACATCCAACCCCGAGAACCCGCCTCAGCCGCCCGAGCCGGACGAGGACGAGGATGACGAGGAAGAGGAAGATGACGAGGAATAGGGGACACCGCTGGGGCAAGAGCAAGGGTGCGTGGCCGCCACGATGAGCACGACCCTCTACCACGAAACCGGGCTTCAGTTCCTGGCACGCATGATGGTCGCCACGCGAGAGGGCCATCAGATCTCAAGCGCCGACGCACAGCGCCTGAGCGACCTGGCGCAGTTCGGGCCGGGACCGACACCGACGACGATGCCCGAGGAGCGGCGCGACACCAGCCGGCCGCTCAGCCCCAACGGCGCTCAGGAGCTGGTCGAGGGCTAGCATGACGCAAGTTCCGAAGAACCCGCCACCTTGGGGACCGCGCCGCGATCCTCATTTCGATGCCACTCATACGTTTGAGGGGTATGGTAGCCATACGCAGGCCAACGCCCTGCAAGCTGCCCTTCGTGGCTGGTACTTTCGCTCTGAATGGTACAAGCGCCTGGTGCCCGACACGCGCCGGTGCTTGTACCATGGAGAGATAATGTTCGAGGAGATGGAGCTTACGGAACCGGAGATGGACACGTTCTACACAGACCAGCGACGTGGCATGGCTACGGGACCGATAGGCTGATGGCACAACTCGGCTCAGGCGTAATACCAGTTGGCAACGGCGACAAGCCGCCGACCAATGAGATCGGCTCGATGTCGGAATGGGCGCTCGGGAACGTCGGCACATGGTCGAGCCTGCAAGCCTACGATGAGCTGGAGACCAACCCGAAGCTCACCTTCCCCGAGAGCATCCATACTTATCACGCGATGAAGACCGACCCGCAGGTTCAGGGGCTCCTCACGGGAGCGACGTGGCCCCTGATGCGGATGCGGTGGTACATCGACCCGAACGGCGCCCCTGATGATCAGGTGCAGCACATCAGCGCCGACCTGAACCTTCCCATCGGTCCAAACGAGCCCGCCCCGCCGCCGCCACAGCTGCCGGGCGCCCCGCCCGCGCCTCCATTGCCCCCGCCGCCCTTGGCACCTGGTGAGCCTCAACCCGAGGTCTTCCACCAGCGTAGGAGCCAGGGACGCTTCGACTTTCTTCACCACCTTGAGGAGGCGCTCGATGCCCTGACCTTCGGGTTCAACATCTTCGAGCAAGTCGGATACATCGGGGATGATGGACTCTTCCACTACCGAAAGCTGGCGCTGCGGCCCGCGCAGACGATCACGGAAATCCAGCTCAAGAAGGATGGCGGGATCGACTTTGTCCGGCAGGGCAACCTGCTGGAAGAGGCCCTCGACATCAACCGCATCGTCGTTTACAGCTTTCAGCGTCGTGGCGCTAACTGGCATGGTCGCTCCATGCTGAGGGGCTGTTACGCACCGTGGCTTCTGAAGGATCGCGCCATGCGCGTCGGCGTGATGAACATCCAGCGCGCCGGGGTCGGCACTCCTATCGCCAAGGGCCACCCCGGCGCGACGGAAACAGATCTGCGCGTTCTGAGTGAGCTGACGCAGAAGTTCGTCGCCGGTGACCGCAGTGGAGGGGCCATTCCGTACGGCTCGCAGCTAGAGCTGGTCGGGGTTACGGGCAGCCAGCCGGATACGGTCGGCTTCATCAAGCTCATGAACGAGGAGATGGCTCGCGCCTTCTTCCAGATGTTCATGCAATTGGGCCAGACCACATCGGGCTCCCGTGCCCTCGGCTCAACGTTCGTGGACTACCACAAGCTCGTGAGCGAGTACACGGCAAGCTGGTTCTGCCAGATCTTCAACGAGCACGTCATCGAGGACGACATCGACTGGAACTACGGAACACAGGAGGAGTTCGCACCACTACTGGCGTGGAAGTGGGACGAGAAGGGTTCAGAAGCGAACCCTGAGGGACCGGCAGCCGCGAGGGATCCATCCCTGAAGGTGAAGGAAATGTTGGACACGGGGAAGATCCAGGTCGACGACAAGACGCGCGCTTTGGTGAAGGCAAAGCCGAAGCCATGAACTTCGACCGAGCACGTTGTGGCCTGCCCGGACGAGGCGCTCGCCCACGCGGACGGCAACACCGCGCTAGCACGGAACATCTCGCTCCCTCCGTGCGTTGTCGTCCGCTGGAGCGAAAGGTAATCTGATGCCCTACAAGCTCAAAGGCAAGTGCGTTGTTCTGGCCGACTCAGGTAAGGTCGTCAAGTGCCATCCTACGCGAGCCAAGGCTCTTGCCCATCTCAAGGCTCTCAAGGTGAACGTCCCCGAGGCATCGAGCGCCATCGCCGAGCTACAGATCGGCAAGCCGCAGCTCACGACCGTGGCCGACGTGCAGATCATCAAGACCGGCATTGAGTACCCCCTGAGCACAGGGCCTGCCACTTTCACCCCCGACGACCTCGCCTCAGCGGTCGCTGCTCAGTCCGACCCTTCCATCCCGCAGCCGCGCATCTGGATCGGGCACCCCGATGACAAGCGCTTTCACGGGGTGCGCACAGAGGGGCAGCCTTCCGGCGAGCCCGCCGTCGGCAAGGTGACAGACATGCGTCTAACAGAGGACGGACACTGCATCGTCGGGGACCTCTCGGGCGTCCCGCTCTGGTTCGGAAACATCATGGCATCCGCCTTCCCCTCCCGCTCCATCGAGGGCCGCTTCAACGTCAAGACGCCAACGGGCAAGAAGCACCGCCTCGTCATCACAGGCCTGGCAATGCTCGGCATCACGTGGCCGGGCATCCTGACTCTCGAAGACATTGCGAGCCTCTACACAAAGAAGGGACCAAAGGTAAATGTGAGCGAAGCATCCGAAGACAAACCAGTCGCCGTTATGGCGATGGCGGCTCGCAAGGTCGATGCTCAAGTCACCGTCGAGGATCTGCGGCGACAGTGGTACGAGCAGAACGGAGCCGACCCGAACAAGATGAACTGGTGGCTTCGCTCCATCTTCATCGAGCCGAACGAACTGATCGTCGACACGGATGACGGCGGGACTCTGTTCCGGCAGACGTTCAAGATCGTCAAGGACAAGGTCAAGTTCGGCAAGCCCAAGCAGGTCAAGATCAAGTACGTCAACGCAAGCTACGGAGGTATCGAGTCTGAACCCGTACAGAGCGACGGACAGCGCATAGCCTACTACAGTTCAAGAGGCGAAAGCACTGGCAGTAACGTTCTCACCGTCAACCTGAAGCCGACGGGGAGCTACATCGAAGTCAAGACAGGAGGGAGCCCATGAGGCTTCATTTCGAGGATGGTGAGCGTGAACTGCTCGTCGCTCGGCTTGGCTTGGACGAGAACGCCGACGACGCGGCGGTCGCCCAGGCAGTTGGCGAGTGGATGGCAGAGGACACCGACACCTCTTCCGACGACTCCAGCACAGACGACAGCGGAAGCAGCACGGAGAACATCGACATGGAAGCCGCGGGTGACGACGTCATCCTCGTGGACGTGGCCGAGTTCAACCGTCTGCGCCACCGCGACCGGCTGGCCGGAGAGGTCGAGGAGACCATGCGTCGGCGGGACCGTGACGATCTCATCGCCGAGGCCGTTCATGACGGCAAGATCAGCCCGTCCAGGCGTGACCACTACCGGACTCGCTACGACAGCGACCCGGATGGCACGCGGACGCTGCTCGGGCAGCTGACGCCGAACACCGTTCCGCTGGAAGCACGCGGCGCGGATGTCCCGACCGATGAGGTCGATGAGACTTCGTACCCGAAGGACTGGGTGCCCGAAGTCGCCGCCAGGGCCGCCAAGGCTCAGAGCGGAAGCCGCGTCCATGGGGAGGCTGACTGACCATGGCCGAAGCCATTGTCTACTACGACCCCGGAGCAGACATCACCTGTCAGCACACGGCAGGTGCCCCTGGCGGTCGCTGCGTCGGCGTTCCCGCCGGGCGCAACCCCGGTGGCCCGTCCGGCATCAGCGATACCGGTGACGGCCTCCTCATCGTCACAGCCCCGCTCGCCGCCGGTGCGGTGTTCGGAGTGACGAGCCATGACGTGGCCGCCGGAGGTCGCGTCAACGTCATCCGTGCCCCGAAGGTCGTGGCCATCGAAGCCTCGGCCGCCATCTCCATCGGAGCGCTCGTGGCAACGGGCACCGATGGCCGTGTGGCAACGGCGGCGACTGGCAACACCGTCGTCGGCCGCGCGCTGACGGTCGGAGCGGCTGGCGCGTTCTGCGCAGTCGACATGGGTGACCGCGGACCGTCGCTGGCGCCCTGAACGGAAAGGAGGAAAGCATGTCAGCAACAATCGAAGCCGTTCAGGACCGCGTTCACTTCGAGCCGGAGTTCGTCGATATGGGTGGGGGCTACTTCGCCCTCGACGCAGACCCGGAGATCATGGCGAACCTGCCAGCTCAGGTGGCTCACCCGCTCGGCCCGCCGACCATCGCAGGGACGACCATCACGGTCGATTTCATGCTCCGGCAGCCCGCTCGCATCACGCGGATGATCATGGACATGACGCTCCAGCGATTCGTCGCCGACCGGATCTTCTCGTCCGGTGGCGGAGTGACCGGTGGTGCTGTCGTTTACGACAGCGTCGAAGCCAATGACCTCTACACGTCGAGGGACGTGGAGCGGGTCAGCCCTGGCGCTGAGTTCCCGATCATCACGAGCGCCCGGCGTGTGCCCGGCGTGGCGGAGGTCGAGAAGTGGGGCGGCAAGGTCTGGATCAGCGACGAAGCTCGGGATCGTTCCGACTCGACGCTTTTCACGAACCAGCTCCGGCAGCTGTCCAACACCATCGTCCGCAAGATGAACGCTCGCGCGATCCAGGTCCTGGAGGCCATGTTCACGGCCTACCCGACCCGCGTCATCGCGTCGAAGTCGCAGGCGGCAGGTGGCTGGGATGCCGTGACGCCGTACGGCGCCACGCCGACCATCCCTGGCGCATGGCCGGCTGCTGACTTCGCCGCAGCGGCTGAGATCGCTGAGACGGACGAACTGGGGATCAACTACGATCTGTGGATCCTCAACCCCGGCAACTACACCGACCTGCTGCTGCTGTACGGTGGCGACGGCATCCAGGAGCTTCTCACGACGCTCGGGCTGTCGATCTACGTCAGCAACCGCGTTCCGCTGAACACGGCGTACGTCGTCGCGTCCGGCCAGGTCGGCCAGATGCGTGTCGAGCAGCCGCTCGGCACCGAGACATGGCGTGAGCCGAACCGGCAGCGGACCTGGGTCCAGGCGTCGGTCCGACCGCTCATGTTCGTCGACAACCGCTTCGCCGCCCTCAAGTTCACGAACCTGAAGGGCTGATGATGGCGGAAGATCTCAAGCC